AAAAAAATGCAAACGTGTAATCAGCGTAAACGGCGTAATCAAGACCTTATTTATATAGCTGCGTATGATTACACTTGATTACAAAAGGGGGGTAAATGATTACACTTGGATGCCCTTGTTCCGACAATATGTTTGCAGTATACTTACAACCACATAGAAAAACACTGTAAATAGCGTAATCAGGCGTAATCATTATGGCTTCCAAAAAACAAGAGATCGAAGAAGAGTTTGGTAGACAGTTGACCAACCGTCAAATGACCTTTGCACAGAAGATTGTCGAGGGTATCTATTCGAATGCGGAGTGTGCCAGACTGGCGGGATACTCTCCTGATCTGGCGGGTAAACAGGCATCCGTTTTGTTGAACGGCAGGGACTACCCGCATGTTGTGGAATACATCCAAGAGTTACGACAGGAAAGAGAGCGGCGGTATGGTGTGTCCACTATCGGTCAGCTTGAAAGATTGTATCAGCTATCCCGTGGTGCCGAGGATGCAGGGCAATTCTCTGCTGCAATCAACGCTGAAAAAATACGGTCAGCCCTCGGTGGTTTGACTATCGATAGACGCGAGACGATTAATACGATAGACCAACTATCAAGAGACGAGATTACGGCGCGACTTGCTGCATTACAAAAACAATATCCGCAAGCGTTCCAGATTGAGGGCAGCTATAAGGATATAACAGATGAGCAGGGGACCAGAGGCGAACTTCTGGACACAGATACGCCAGAACTTACCGAAGAAATGCTTCGCAACGAGGATTGAAAACAAGCACGGCGGCGGTGTGCCTGATGTCCACATGGTATGGGATGGGCTACCCTTCTGGATGGAATTGAAAGTATCCAAAAGTAACGCAGTCAAAGTATCTCCTCATCAAGTCGCTTGGAATATGGCGTATTTTGCCAGAGGCGGGGCGAATTTCTTCTTAGTAAAGGACCTCTCTACGAAGGATATAGTTTTATTTGGGGGTGATCAGGGGCCTGATTTGATACAGGGCGGTATGTCTGCGGCCCAAGGTGCGAGGTTCGAGGACCCTGCGTCTTTGTTCTGCGCCCTGCGGCCTCGTTTAGAGGCTATATACTCTGCGGCCCTGCGGCCCTGCGACCCTGCGGCCTCGTAGTTTTATTATACAATTCCCCTGGGCAAAAGAAAAGAGGGCCGTGGCCCTCTGTCCTAGTGTTGGACGATTGCGATTGACTTGGCTTTACTGGATCCCTTGCATAACTTGCATGCTGTGCATTGGACGCGACGCCCTGCCTCTTTCGACGCGGGACATAGTGCCTCGTTTGCGTGGTCGAGGTGGCCTAAATCTGCAATCACTCGGAAAGTGCGGCGTCCCGCTTTCCAGTGCATCACGGCCTCGTGATAATCGTCCGCGCTTTGCATTGCGATATCGGGACGCCATGGTTTCTGGTGGCTGTAAGCTGTCCAGGTGTCGCACTCTGCTAGCAACTCGTCCCAAACTTCGGACGGTACTGCGGCGGGATCCCCGTACGTCCCGACTCTAACGAATCGACCACGGCCCATGGTGCGCGGGTCGCCCTCTTTATATACGCCGCGCAAGAAAGATTTAAATACAATCAAGACGCCCTGCCCAAGGTTAACGTAACACTTGCGGCCTTTGGCAATCTTGCGGCTTGGATCCGTGGTAACTTCGCCGCGCATAATGCAATCGCCACAGATAGAATAATCCGCGCCCGTCTTGCTTGCTTCTAGCGGGTTGATGTCGCTGCGCAATATGTAAGTTTGCACAACGTGTCCGGTTTTGGTGTTGCGGTTTGAGTAGGTCGCGATGACCACGATTGGTTGACCATCCAATAAGCTAGGCCCGTTGTAGATGATAGCTGATTTCATAGTGTTTCCTTTCTGGTTAACGGTTTGATTGTACGCCAGGCACAACCAAAGAACAAGTAAAAAGTTTTAAAACTCTGCGGCCCTGCGGCCCTGCGGCCCTGCGGTTTTCTTTTCTGCGGCCCTGCGGCCTCGCCGCTGTATTATAAAAGAAAAGGGGCCTTGCGGCCCCTGGTTTATGGTGCGGTGATCACATCCTGGTCGATCAGTTCTTGGGCCATCCTGCCGAAGGATCCTTGGAGGGACCAGGCTAGTCCGGTGTCCACCAGGTATTGCCAGGCTTCGATCTGTGTATCCTGGTCGGTTTCGATGTCGCCTTCTGCGATTAGGACTGCGTTGATTGGTGTCATTTCCATAATTAAATCGGGGGATCTTTCGATCCCCCGCCTCCCTTATACGCGCTCTAACATGTTTTCAAATTCGCGCTTCGCTTCTTCGACAGTCGCGCGGCGCAGTGCTTTCAACTTGGATGCAAGACCTTTTGCTTTCCAGTTGTTGGACGTATCGTCATTGATCAACTGGTCCAATGACTCGATCAATTCGTTGATCTCACCAAGATCCACATCGATCTTGACCTGCATTGTGTGTTCTAGAACGTATGATTTTTGCATTTTAAACTCCTTGCGTAATCATTAACGAAGCACCATTGCTTCTGATACCTTGATAGCATGGATCCAACAAGCAGGCAACAACCCATCGACAAAAGTGACGTAACGTAACGAACTCAACCTCTGCGTGTGCCCTGCGGTCCGGCTGCCCTGCGGCTTGACAAAAAAACCCTGCGGGCTTGCGCCCGCAGGGGATCAACGAAAGGAGTGCCCATTACCCCGGGCCAGGGATTCTTTAGAACTGTCCGAACTCTATGTCGTCAGCTAGGATCACGCCTCGCGCGTTCTCGACTGTACCTTTGGCGACGTTCACGACGTAGTGACCATTGTCCCAGTCTTCTTTGTAAGTAGTGACGCCCAGTGATAGACCACCATCGATCTCTACATGATACGTCCCGATCAATCGCGCCATGGCATAGCTACAGTCTGTCCGACGCATCACGGGTGCGGCCTTCCTTACCATGGAAACAACTTGGTCTGGGCTTCCCATCCAGTGCAAGTATGCATAGCATGGTGCGGTGCTGGCGTGATCTCTTACTTCGATTGTTGCTCTATTTCCCATTGTCTTTCCTTTCTAGTTGAATAGCCCCCACCGTGTAGACCTCATATATCGGAGCGGTGGGGGCGGGGTTTGATTAGTCTAGCCAATCGTCTGGGTGTTCGGATAGTTCCTGATATACCTTGGCGCGTAACGCTGCGTCAGGATCCACCATACCATTGGTGCATTTCTTTGGCTTGTCTAGGATGGTAAACGCTCCGCAGCCTAGTGCCGCGAATTGTTTGGCTGCTTTCGTGTAGGGCAACTTGTTATCGTTTGCATCATACATGTCATGCAACTCGTATGCATCCCATGGTTCGCCGCAATGCTTGCAATAAATATCCATCATGTTTCCTTTCTAGTTGAACAAGTTGAGTGTAGCCCAGTTGTTGCTGGGCTACAAGTGTTTTCTTATGCTAGCTTATCAAATTCTTCGATCAGCTGATCATACATTTTCGCGGCTTCTTCGTTACGTCCCGCGTGTAGCATCATGAACATGAACTCTAGTTTGAACTTTAGTTTGTTGCCTAGTGTATGCTTCGTGTTCTCGACGGCTTCGTTATATGTTTCAGTTTCCATTGTCTTTCCTTTCGTAGTGGGTGGGGGCCGAAGCCCCCTGTTGATTAAGCGATTGTGAACTTTTTAACCGTGGTCTGTGTTGCATACTTCTGCCACACTGTCGGGCGGTTTTCTTTCCACCATGTTAGTGATGGGGCTTGCATGCGGACTGTGAATGTCCATGTTGCCCAGCCGTTCATGATTGCCTCATCGCGTAGCGTGTTGCGCTGTGCTGTAAGCTCTTTAATCTGAGCTTCGATTGTGGCGATCTGGCCTAGTGTTTCTTGTCTGTTCATAATCTTTCCTTTCGTATTGATGAACTGTAACGCTTGTTACAAGTAACAAGGTAATCATATTTCAGACAATGTCAACAACCAAACAACAATAAAACAACAATTATCTAAACTTTTTTACGCTGCAATGCAGCATGATCCTAATCCCGCGCGGGGGTAACTCTGGCGGATCGTGCCGGATGTCGCGCATCGCGCGAGGGGGCACCCCCTGTATTTGGGGGCGGTGCGCGCTCACACGCGCTGTATATATTAGTTTTGTAAATTCATTCGGGGGTATTTCCATTGGGCAACAAGCAGACAACAACTAGGTTCCCTAGCCCCTCAAAAAATCGCGGGTGTATTTTCATTTGGGATTATTGTATGGTGGATTAAACATTCACGAGGTCCAAATGTCCGAGAACAATCGTCACAGACGCATGGCAGCGCAGTATGCGGAGCGGTATGGTGTAGATCCTGAGATATTCACGCGTTTGGTTGCGAAGGAGAGCAACTGGAACCCTAATGCAAAGGGCGCGGCTGGAGAGATTGGTTACACGCAGATTATGGCGGAGACTGGGATGAACCCTGGTTTGGGTGTTACTCCTATTAAGGACCGGAGTGATCCTTTGGATAACTTGCGTTTTGGGGCCGAGTACCTTGGATCGTTGATCGAGTACTATGATGGCGACTATAACAAGGCGTTGATGGCGTACAATGGCGGCATGGGAAACGTGGACAAAGGCACGGTGTCCAAGGCTGCACAATCGTATGCTGCGGATTTGATGGGCGGTAAGGAAGTTAAGTCGTCCTCGGCTCCTGCTCCTCGGACCTCGAACCCTGCACAGGCGGAAGACAAAGCTGGTCAGCAGGCTGTTGCGAAGGGGATTGCTGAGTTATTTGGTGGTGGATTGAAGAGTGCGAAGCCGTTGGGGAATGTGAGTCCGCCTGGTGGTCGTTATGGTGCGAGTAGTCGGATGAGTCCGTTAAGTGGAGTTGGGATTCCAGGTTTGGGTCGGATCAAGCAGTATTCGACGCCTGGTGGTGTAGAGAGTTTGTATCGGAAGAGTTGATGGAGTATTCGACGGCGGCTTTGGAAGATTCGTTGGAGATTACGCACATTTGGCGTGTGTTTCAGCGGGAGAGTTCGCAGTCGTTTGCTGATTTTGACTGGGACAAGGCTCACGATCAGGTTGTTTCATGGATAGAATCGGATGACTGGGAGATCTTCTTGGCGAAAGAGGGTATTCGGGTTTGCGGGATTTTGATTGGTGCGGTTACGCGGTATCCGTATTCTAACACGCTCGTCGCGGGGGATTATATATGGTATGTTATGCCTGAATCTCGTGGTGGGATGACAGGAGTACGTTTAATGCGTATGATGGAAAAGTGGGCCAAGGGTCGTGGAGCGGTTGTTATGGAGACTGGCGCGACCTCTGGCATAGAGAATAGGGCTGCTGGATTGATGGAGCGGTTGGGTTATTCACCTGTGGGCATGTTGATGCGGAAAGGTTTGTGAGATGGGCGGTTTTTGTAAGTCTATAGGGATTGATACGAGTAGTAATAG